AAAGCTGCCCGCCCCAAAATCTACAGAAAATGATTTTATAAGTTGTGCAGCTTGCCCAGTAACCGCAAAGCTTCCGACCTGAGCAATAAGTTTATTACCAAAGTTGGGATCAAGAACAGCAGCCTGTCCAGACAAAGCAAAGCTGCCAGCATCTGCGGAAATGCGGACAGCCTTATTTAAATCTATAGCTTGACCAGTGAGCGCAAAGCTCCCCGTTCCAAATGCTTCGCCAATTCCAAAGTCTACCGCACTACCCGTAAGGGCAAACGATCCAGTTGCTGCTGCCAACAAGTAAGCATTTTCAAAGTTGGCAGTCTGGCCCGTAAGCGAAAACGACCCTGTGCCCCCAGATATATTTACAGCCTTGTCTAAATCTACAGCTTGACCCGTAAGAGTGAATGAACCTGTGCCCCCAGAAACATTAAGGGCTTTTACCATACCTGCTGTTTGACCCGTTAATGTAAACGACCCTGTGCCGCCTGACAAAACAAAAGCATTTCCAAAGGCAACATCTTGTCCCGTAGCAGAGAAAGATCCAGCATCCGCTGACATACGGACTGCTTTATTTAATGCAGATGTTTGACCAGTAAGCGCAAAAGCTCCTGTCTCAAAAATCTCTCCGATTAAAATACCCGCGCTCTGACCTGTTAAAGCAAAGCTACCTGCACCCCCGCTTACATTCAGAGCCTTAGCGAAGTCAGCGGTTTGACCTGTTAAAGCAAAGCTACCCGACGCGCCTGTAACATTTAATGCTTTATTAAGGTTAACCGTTTGGCCTGTTGTAGCAAAAGACCCCGCATCACCCGCTAAGTTTACAGCTTTATTAAGCCCAACAGTTTGACCCGTAAGCGTAAAGCTGCCTGCTGCTGCTGACATAACAACAGCTTTATTAAGGCCGACTGTCTGACCAGCAAGCGAAAAGGCTCCAGTCTCAAAGATTTCACCAATAAGAATACCAGCGTTTTGTCCCGTAAGCGTAAAGCTGCCCGCTCCCCCCGCAACATTTAACGCTTTAACAAAGCCAGCAGTCTGCCCTGTCAAGGTAAACGACCCAACAGCAGCAGCAAGATTACGACCTACGTTTAAATCCGCAGTCTGCCCCGTAAGCGCAAAACTCCCAGCATCTGCTGTTAAAGCATAGTCAACAGATGTAACCCCACTATCCGCTAGTGGCGCAGAAGCTAATGGGGAGAAACCTAACATCTATTACTCCGATTGAATTGCAGGGGCTTCATCGTAGGAAACCACTTTCTTATTGATGGAAGCAGTGGCTTCCTGTCTTGCGTCTTCTATATTATCAGAGGAAAACATATGCAAACTACCAACATCATCAAAAAAACGTCTGAGGTGATAGTGACCATCGTACAAATCCCATGCTTGATTTACAGCGTTTTGTAATGCTGTTTTCCCCACAAGCCTACGGCATTCTCCAGACATAATATCATGGAAGCTAAAAACACATGTTTCATCTTCAGATGAAAGATACATTTTTATATCTGCGCTACTTAAAAAACTTTCTGGAACAAGATATCCATTATCCGTAGGAGATAATATTTTTACATTTACAAAAACAGAATAGTCTATCTTTATCAAGTCTATGTTGTCCAAAGCATTTTGCAAAACTTCGTCTAATGTTTCAAACAATGTTCCATTAACTGATTTAAACGCCATCAAGAACTCCCATACACAGTTCCAGACCACGTTCCTTGAGTATAACTTCCACTTACAGCAGATCCCCCAGAATACGGCCCCTGTTGTGTACCATATGCATTGTAAGTTACACCGCTACTTGCTCCCCAACCGCCGCCGCCAGCGCCGCTATATTGGCTATATCCCGGTGGATTGTCTCCAGCGTCCTGACCATTAGCACCCGCATTGTTGTTAGAGCCGCCCGCGCCGCCATAATAAAAAATTGGGGATTGTGCGCTGCCAGTTACTCCTTGACCACCCGCGCCGCCAGACCCTGCTAAAATTCTTCCACCACCGCCACCGCCAGCGTAGCCAGCCCAACTAAGACCACCACCACCGCCGCCAGCGCCGCCACCATAACCCGGAGTAATTGATACACTGCCGCCAGAGCCGTTGGGTAATCCACGACCTCCTGCCGCATTAAGGATGCCGCCAGTACCCATGTTGTTTGTGTTAGAAGACCCTCCACCACCGCCACCCGCACCCGCGCCGCCATAGCTATTACGGCCACCGCCACCGCCGCCGCCGCCACCCGCGATATAAGCGCCTGATGCGTTGTTAATTGTTACACCCGTTCCAGTAACACTTATAGCATCACCCCCAGTTTGCGACGAAGATCCACCTTTACCGATGATAACACCATTATTTGTAATAGTAGCGTTATTAACATCTACAATTAATGCTGCAATGCTTCGCGTATCAGACCAAACCCAAAAATTAGCAGGAATTATTAAAGTTCCACCCGCGATAATAAAGTCGCTTGCCCTTACTTCTCTCCTGTTTGAAAGAGAATTTATAGTTCCTTCATTGGTAAGAGTGAAAGGCCCTTGAATAGGGAGTTCTTCTCCAGTGTTAAGCAAAAGAAGAGGTGGAGCAGATATCGCACTAAAACCTACACCTTCCACTACTAAAGAACTTGCAGATGGAAAGTTAGTTGGGCTTAAAGAATTTAGTCTTGATGCATCATATGTACCGTCAACAGTAGTGTTGTCAGATTTAAATCCTGTAATTCCATTTGTTCCATTTAACGTAATTTTTGCCATTCTTACGCCTCTTTAAGGTATATCAGGCCATGTAATATTGTGCGGAAAGCCCGATTGCTGTGGAACATTAAGCAAATCCGTTCTATATTGTGCCCACGCATTTTGCTTGTCTGTAGTCATGTCTGCCCAACGTAAAGAGTTAGATACCACAGGATCAACCTCACTTCTTAAAAGTCGTGAACGCTCGTCACGAACCATCTTTGCGGCTTTTAAATCTAATTCCTCTTGTGTAGGTGGAACATAGTTTTCAAAATTAGACCCAATTAATGCTAACAGATCGTTATTATTTACTGTTTGATCCGTATCCCACGGATTAAGTGAGTAAGGTATCCATCCAAAATCAGGGTGGTTTATTTCAAGGTTGAACGATGTGTTTTCTGCATTGCGGGAAACTGCGTTACGCACTTGTGAAATAATTATCCGATTGCCTGTCATTTTACGAAATCCTTAAACAAAGAGTTCCTCTATCACCATCTGCGCCATAACCCATTACGCGCCAAGTTCCAGACAATGCCGCAAACGTAGTATCGTAGGCATCATCATCAACACTATATGCTCTATCAAAAGAAGATCCTGACATGGTGTCACCTTCAGTTTTAACACTGCCATTTGCATCGGAAAGCATACCATATGAGCCAACACCCCCCCAGTTTTTTGAAGGCCCTATGGAAGCACTATCTATGTTATCACTGCCTCGCACATAACTTGTCATTTTAAGAAACCCTTACATAAGCGGTGCCGTTTGTATAACCGCTAGTTCCACTATACCCCATACATCTCCAAGTCCCAGACAATGAACCGCCCCAATTGCCGTAATTTCCATCCCAAACAGAATACGAATAGTTAAGTGAAGATCCTGCAATTGTGTCTCCCGCAATTCTTTGCGCGGCACCAGAAGAACCCACTAGAGCGTATGTCCCAACATCGCCAAAACCTGTAGTCGGCGGGATAACAGCACTGTCAAAGTTATCTTGCGCTCTAATAATACTTGTCATTTTAAGAAATCCGCATGAATAGTGTACCGTATTGCCCCGTTCCGTTTCGACCCATACATCGCCAAGTTCCAGATAACGCTGATCCTACCGTGTTCCATGAAGAATTTTTAATAGAATAAACTCTATCTAAACTAGATCCTGCAATTGTATCTCCAGCTTGTGTAGCAGGGGAACCATTTGCATCGCCAAGCAAACCAAGGGTTTTAACACCGCCCCAAGATAAATTGCCTACGGTATTTGCGCTATCAAAATTATCACTGCCACGAATTAAACTAATCATTTGTTACTCCGGTTTAGTGGGCCAAGTAACGCTTGCTGGAAAGCCAGATTGCTGAGGAACGTTAAGTAAATCTGTTCTATATTGTGTCCACGCCGCGCGTTTTTCATCTGTGAGATCAGCCCATCTTAAAGAATTGCCAGCAATTGGATCAACATCCGTTTGCAATTTGTAATTGCGCTCCGCTCTAACGCCCAAAGGGATGTCCTGTTCAAATTCTAAAACTTCTTCATCAGTCAAATACCTTACAGTCTGCTCGCCAGTCACTGCGTCTTTTATCATTTCATGTAATCTTGACATTATTTCACTCCGTAAATGCGGATGCTGCCGCCTGTTGCAGTAAAACCATACCCTGCGCCTCTTGTAAAAATACCCACTGAAGTTGATGAGTTAGAGACATTCATGTCATAATTGGTTTTCCCGCCAGCATAATTAGAACTTTGAGAAAAAGCTCCATTTGAAGTGGTAACCATCCCAGAAATTATACTGTAAAAAGCTGACGTAGCTAAATCTATTACAACCCTTACTGATAATGTTTTACCCGTCATATCTGTGGTATACGCAATCGCATTTCTCTCTTCCTTATTTGTAATACCAATCCATTGGAAAGAGCCAAGTGACACACCTTCAATATTAATGTCTAACATCTTATAATCCGTAAGCGTCAAACTAGATAAAGTTGCACTAATTGCTCCAGATTGAGGAACTAATGTTCCTAAGTGCGTAGTGCCACCACCTAAAGTTACATCTGCATCAGGAAGCGTTACGGTTCTATTAGACGAAGTAGTAGGCGCAGTAAGCGTTATGCTCCCACCACCTGATGAGCTGCTCTGGATTTTAATTGATGCCATCTAAACCACCATCCATGTTTGCCCATTACCAACTGTTACTGTCACACCATTGTCTATTGTAATCGGGCCCGCAGACATGGCATTTTTACCGCTAGTTATAGTATAGTCGGAAGTTACATTCATATCGTTCTCAAAAAAAACCTTATTAGAGCCGCCGCCTACTGGGCCTAAATCCTGTGCAGTAGCGCCAACAAATACAGTAGCAGATCCGCTAAGATTAATAGCATTATTCGAGTTGCTGCTTTCGCTTACCGTGCGTGACAGCGTAGTGCCAGAAGCTGTGTAAGTTCCTGTGCCTATTTCAAAATTACTGCCATCTTCAATAATGTAACGAACTACATCTGCGTTTGCTACGCCAGCATCTGCGAAGGTTTGATATCCATCCTCCGCAGAGCCAAGCGTAATTGTGCCAGTGCCAGTTGTACTGGTTGACATCTTTGCCCTATTGACAAGAACAGCCATAAGCTACTCCTTATTAGGTAAGCTGAATAACACCGTTTGATGGGCTAAAGTCGATAGTAAATGTATCGCCATCATTAAGAGTTAAGCTTGAACCATAGTCATAATAGCCAATAAGAGGATCATTTGTTACAGTATCATTGTAGATATAGATGTAACGGAACGCAGCAACAGAGCCGCCTGACGCAGTAAGCGTTAGATCCGCAAGAACAAGCTTATAAACACCACCTGATTGGCTAGATGAAGTTCTTGTCAGACTTCTTGAAGACAAGTTGCTGTAACTAATCTGAGTTACATTGCCTAGAACACCATTGCCATCAGCAGTTGGGTTAGAACTTTCAGAACCCGGCGCTGTATTTGAGAGAGCAATTGCAAGAGAATCACTTCCCAAGTTCATAGCCTCAACTGCGTAGTCAACGAAGTCATTTATTTTAACGAAGGATGCCATGATATATCTCCTATGCTATCCTGATTATAGCAGATGTAGCATCCGCTGTGGGGAACTGTACTTCAAAACTAGAGTTATTAGCGACCCTATCTGACCCAAAATCTAACACAGCTACCGCTTTATTGGAAGCACTTGAGTTGTAAATCAAGGCTCCCCGTGCTGTGAAGGTCGCATTAGCCCAAGTTACATTGCCAAAATCTACCATAGCGGTGGTGCCCGTAGACTTTGGAAAAGTCGCCGTTACTGTTAAATTCTTCCCCCCAGCCGTATACGCCGATCCTGACGTATTCGTTATTTCATTCGATGTGCTATATGCGGTTGTATCCGCTCCCAAAGAAGCTGCATTTGAATACAAGGCAATCTTAAAGGTAGCCGTGTCAAAGTCATGTTCTGCCTTTAGAAGCTCCACCTTAAAAGAGGTGCATGTTGTTTGAATTATAGCCATTGTATCCTCTTATTGCTTTGGAAGAATAACGCGTCCCACACGATAATCTTGCGTTGTTTCTTTAGATTCGCCCAACAATTTTAAACCGATCAAACTTTCTTGATACCTCTTGTCATACATGGCCATAACATCTTGCTCACCTTTCATAAACACGTAAGCTTCTATTAAAGAACCGTACAACAAACTTAATTCAGCGTTTTCACTCAGCCAAGTCGTGCCACTGTCCGCACCCGCGGTAATGCTTGCAGGCCGATAAAAGTAATGAATTTCCACAGAAAGGTTAGCATTTGGCGTGGGGGCTAAAATAAAATTGCTACTATCAAAAACAGAATAATATTTGGGTAACCCCGTTGTCGCAGGGTTGGGGGTGTACGATTGAATAAAACTCACATCCTTAAACTCTAAAAACTCATAGTCATTGTTGGACACATAACTAAAAGAAAAAGGAGCCAAAAAATCAGTAGGTTGCGCTACATACTTTCCGTTTTGAGACGCCGTTCCCGTCGCATTCTTACGAAAAAAATCTAGTTGAACTGACTTTAAAATTCTTTCTTCCGCAGATCTTATAAATATAGGAATATTTCTTCCAAAATCAGTCAAGCTTGACGCGTCGCTAGGATCCGTCAATTCAGCGTTTTCTGTAAAATCTGATATTGCTGTTCGCAACTGCGCATATGTAAAGCTCATGTTATCACCACTGTAACTGTTCCCACTAAACCCTCTGGGGCCAAAAGATTGGTGGGAGAAAGGCCCGGTATATCCGCAAAACCAACAGGATCAAAGCCATGCTGAACGGCTCTTTCTTGCACAAGATTCGGTTCTGGACGAGCATTTCTAAGTGCTTGGGGATCGCTTACCTTACGAAAAGGCCCTAATTGAGGATGCTTGGGTTCATACTCGTCCGGTCCTACCAGCAAGCCATTCCACTCGCGCTTCATGTCACGATAAAGATACCTCTGACCACTACGATCAGAAATTGCAAAAGCGTGTTTTCCTGAAGCAAACTTAGCCATTATCCTGCTCTTGAGTATTCATGTCTTGGAACAACATTAAAGGAAGAACGGTCCCGGTCTTCCGTTGCTGCGCGTTCAAACTCTTCTTCATAAACTGCTTTTAACAGTTGCACTCTGTTGGGCGCTCTTTTTAACGCAATATAATATGCCAGACCCGCCGCCAAACAAGGATAAAAACGAAACGGTAAATCCATTGTGTTCGTATATACATCCGCATCATCTATACGCGTCAAAGCGTCATAAATTACCAAATCAGTCGTGTTCTCAGGGGTAGGCCAAATTTTAAGATTTGGGGTAAGCTGACGATCTAAGAAAAACTGATTGGGTCGGCCCTGTGTCGTTTTTGTCGGGATGTTGAGAAACTCATCACGACTTAAACGCTCAAGAGAGTAATCGGTCCCGTCCCTACGAACCACTACGGAAAGAACGTCAATGACGTCTGTTCCTAAATCGTATTCACCGTCGCCAACAACCAACGTCACAGAACGTTGTTTGATAGTCCACTGGTTCAACCCACGATTGGCCCAATCTGCAAGCAACAGGTTCAAAGAACGTTTAGCTGTTTTAAGATCGTAACCAGTACGAACCTCAAGCCCACAGCGCTCGAAGGCTTCTTCAACGTATTCGGCTACGTCAAGCTCAAAATCTGTGCTTCCAGATACAGCCATTTTACTTCTTCTTCACCATTCCACCTTTGCGCATCTTCTTAACCATTCCACCACCGCGCATCTTTTTTACCATTCCACCGCCGCGCATCTTCTTAACCATGCCGCCAGCCCGCATTTTCTTCTTAGGACGCATTGCCATTTCTAAG